TAAAACAACACCAGATCAATCTGCTATTAAAGCAGTGTACGACAGTGACACCCAAACATACCACGTTTTCTTCCCACGCAAAGGTAATCAGTTAACCAAGCGTCTTTCTATGAATTTTAGGCAAGGTTACGAAGCTGTTAACTTTCAGCTTGGAGATACACTGTTCCCTAGATGCGGCGACTTTCTTGGTGGCCGTTTAATGATGGGAACAAGTGATGGCGTTTATGAAACGCTTGATAGGTCTTTTTCTATAGAAACAGGGGCGGCTGATTTGCGGCGTTCCCAAATGGTGGCCGAAACACCAGTGCTATGGTTGGGAGACTTTATGGCAACAAAGCGTTGTCACACATTTATAATTCAAGCTTCTGGTAAAGGTCGATTTTTTGTTGATGCGTTTGATGAAAACGGAACGGACATGGCTTCGCTAGAAGTAAACTTAGACAGGCTTGAAGGTGATAAGCTTTGGGGCGATCAGCCTTTAAAAGCTGACTACACCTTTCCGTTTAACCACGTTTTTCGGGGAGTGATGCTCCGATTTAGAACTGAGGAAACAGATCAAGAGAGCAACATCACGATTATCTCTTTTGCATTTCTAACTCATAAGGACAAATAAAATGGCACGGCTAAAAGTATTATACCCAGGAAATCATACTAGCAGCGGAAACATTGGCGCTGACATCGAAAACATTGTTCGATACATAAACGCATCCGAGCTAGGCGATAACACAATTTCTGAATTGTTGTTAAAATTGTTTAATTCATCAGGCACAGTTACTGGCGTTGTAGAGCTTCGCAACGATAGTTCTTTGGGTTTGCAATATCGAGTGGGTACATACACTGACGCTAACGAGGGTTGGCAAACCTTATCAACAGCTACTGAAATAAGAGGTGCATCAGGTAGTGACGTTGGTACAATCGGCGCTCCTATTTTTAACGGCAGAACAGACTTTATTGCTACGGCTGCTCAAACAGAATTTTCTTACGCTCACGATAGCTCTGACGCAATATTAGTTTATATAAACGGTGCGCTTCAAGCGTCTACTGCAATAACAAATAGTAGTACGGCAAACACAGTTACGCTTGCGAGCGGTGCAACTGCTAGTGACGTTGTTACAATATTTAAAGTACAAGGTGCTAACGCTTCTGGGTTTGCAAGAACAGAAGTTACAGCTAACGCAAACCAAGCGGTGTTTCCATACGTTCATACAGCAGATCAGTCTATTATGATTTATAGAAACGGTGTGTTGCAGCGTGAAGGATCATCGAACGACTACACAACTAGCCCAGCGCAATCGACAGTTACGTTTACACAATCATTGTCTCTTGGAGACTTAATTACATTTTTGCGTGTTGAAGACACAACACAGGTTAAAGTTAGTGGGTTAATGACAGAAGACACCTATACGTCTGGCGGTCTTATTCCTTTCGGCAAACTATCAATAGCTAACGATGAAATACCACAGCAAAAGATTAACAACCTCACAGCGTTGACCCAAAACAGAGGACGTGTGTACGTTAGTGCAACTGCTCCTTCGTCACCAAATGCTGGCGACCTTTGGGTTGATACTGCATCTTCACCTAACGTACTCAAGTTTTACAACGGTACAGGTTGGCTGCTTACATCACCCGACACAGGCATCCCAGCTTTTACTGTAAGTAACGCTCTGCAATTCTTGAGAGTTAACTCAACAGGCGGTGGTTTAGAGTTTTCCGACGTAGACCAAACTGCATTAGTTCCTAAAACATTTATGGGGGCAGCAAACGGTGTTGCTCAATTAAACCAAGATGCTCAAATACCAGTTGCGCAGCTACCAAATATTTTTGCTACAAGGTCTTTTTATAATTTTACTACAGGCTCAATAAGCAACGGGCCAATCGTTATTACTCGCGGATTTAAACAAACTATTAGGCTTGATGCTATTGCTGCTAAAACAACTTCGGGTACTTGCAACATTCAGCTAAAAGTCAACGGCATTGTTTTGTCGGCAAGTAACTTGGTGTCTGTATCAAGCACACTTACAGAACAAAACCTAAGTGCATCAGTACAAGTAGATGCAACAACAACATCAAAAGAAATTGCTGTAGAAGTTACGTCTTCTAACAGCGCAACAGATTTGGAAGTCACAATAGCGGCGGCGATTTTAAATGTCTAATAATCTAAAGCGACAAGCCTTCGAGCTTAGCAAACTAGGTCGGAAAGGTGACAGTGAATTAGTACACGTCACCCCCGACGAACTGCGTTTCTTAAAAGAAATAGGGTCAGGAACAGTTAACCCTTCAACTGGTTTGTATGAATTTTACACTGAACAAAATCCTAACGAACAAACGTTTGGAGAAGCTTTTGCAGAAGCCAGAAAAGATCAAGGGGCTGGCGGTACGTTTAGTTACAAAGGGCAAAGCTATACTACAGACTATGCAGAAGAAACCAACAAAGGAAGCAGTAGCAGCTACGACCCACAAGGTCGCGGAACGCTAACAGACGAAGAAAGACAATCAAACCGCGACAGTTCCTTTCTGGGTCTTGATCGTGATGGCGATGGCTCAATGTGGACAACCACAGACAGTGACGGCGTAACACGCAACTTTCTTGGTCAAGAAATGAATATTGTTGATGGCGTCAACGATGGTTACTTAGGTGGAGCATTAGACGTTGACGGCGACGGTAGCTGGCTAACTGCAAAAAACCGAAATAGAGACGACAGACCTAACGACAGAAGCGGCAAAACAACTGACAGCACATGGGGCGAACGATTTGCTGACAACATAATGCCATCATCTGACAGCCCTTTTCGTTCTGTCCTCAACGTAGCTGGGTTAATGCTTGCGCCTATTCCAACTTTAATGGGAGCGGCAACTATGGCAACCGTTGATACTGACAACGACGGTAATCCGTTTAACAACATTGCTGACTTTTTTAACAACGACGATTTAACCGACGAACAAAAAGCTGAAAACATGAGGCGGCATCAAGAGTTTGTGCAGCGAAACAAAGACAGAAGAAGTGACAATAGAGAAGACAACCGCCATTTGTCAGAAGTAGAAGACCTAGTAACAGATGAAGAAGTCGCAGCTAGTGACAGTGCCACATCAGACACTGATTTGTCTGACTTAAAGTTTACTATTAACGGCAACGGTACGTTACCATTCTCTGATTACGTTTACACACCAGACGGTAAAAAGGTGGACGTAACTTACGATGGTCAGCACAAACCTTTTAGGTTGTACTTTGGTGATAAGTTTCAAGATGAAGCTTACGTTAATACAGAGAAAGCTAGAAACGCTGTTATGCAAATGGTCGCCACCTTACCGTCTTCCATGCAAGACGAACTTAAAGGCGACATTTCTGTTAGAATGGGAGCAGACGGAAACATTAATTTATACGTTGGCGATAAGAAAAGTGGATTTGTTGAAGCAACTTACGGCGGCAACAACGAGGGCTACGACAACTTAATCTCTGACGTTAAGGCGATGGTGCAATACACTAACGATACTGGCGATACACAAATTAACAGCGGCTATCTTGGTCGTCTGACTTCACACAAGACATATTCAGAATACACATCTGCATTGCTACAAGAAGAACTAAATAACTTGCGTATGGAATTGGCGACAGCAACAACCGCAAGACAAATAGAAATTGTTGAACGTAAAATGGCTAACATTGAAACAGAACTTAGACGGCGCAATGGCGAAGCTTTGGGTATTCAAGAAAGTGTGAGCGGTGTGACTGACCAAGTAGCTTCTACTGTTTCCAGCGCAAACAGCTACGAATACGCATAGGGACGACTGTCTTTAAAAAATGCAGTTAAAGTAAGAACAAGCACAGGAGATAGAACCGATGGCATTTTCCGATTACCTTTATGGCCCAAATACAGGCATGTCTATGGCTCAAAGAGCTAGTGGAATGGCAAAGAAAGTTGCAGTTCAAGGACGCAATGGTGACAACAAATTAATTCACGCCACCCCTTTTACGAAAGAACTTTTAAAGGCAATCGGTGGTGCTGGTACGGCTAACCCAAAAACAGGGTTAATAGAGTTTTACCCTAAGTTTGAGAAGATAAAATTGTAATGCTATCTGTATCGCAAAAAAAATACCAAGCCGCTGATCTGTTTCGCAGTGATCCTTATTACAGCGACAATAGCTCTAGCTGGATAGCGCGGAATGTTTTTCTGCCAATCGAGTACGGCAAGTCTATCTCTTTTATTAGGGATAATAAACTTCGCGGTTTGGTAACGTATGCTTTTCTTACTGAAGAAGAGTTAAAAGAAAATCGTATAGATGCAGTAAAAGTTTTTCAAAGAAACGAAGGTGGTCAATTACACTTTTGCCAATTTCTTTGCCGATCAGGTAAACAAGACGTTTTAGATTTTGTTCGTCATATTACTAAAACATTATCTAAAAAATACCCAGACGCAAAAACTGCAACAGCAATAAGAAAAAACGCAAACGGGTCACAACGCCCATCGGTATGGTTTAGAAAGGACGCGCTATGATCCCTATGTTCTCTATAGTTGATCGCTACATACAGGTTTTGAGAAACACAGATGATAGTAGCGGAGGCGGCGGTAGCTCAAGCAATAGCTCTTCATCTAATTCT